TGCAACCGGTGTACAGCCTTGCTCGCTCTGACGCTTCCCAGCGTGGGAGTCTTTCTCTGTTGCGGTCTTGAGTGTAGCAGAGAATGTAGTGTTGCGTTATGGCTACTGCTAAAGATCCTCGACTTACCCGTGCTGGTGTGAGTGGTTTTAATAAGCCAAAGGCAACACCGGATCATCCTACGAAGTCGCACGTCGTTGTGGCGAAAGTTGGTGAGCAGGTGAAGACGATTCGTTTTGGGCAGAAGGGTGTGAAGGGTTCCCCTGAAGGATCTGCACGGAACAAAGCGTTCAAAGCAAGACACGCAAGCAATATCGCCAAGGGCAAGATGTCTGCTGCGTATTGGGCGAACAAGGTGAAGTGGTAATCTTTAACCACGATGGGAACTAAAAGAGCAGTTCCACCGGCAGACAAAGCAAAGTTTTTTGCGTTGATAGCTGCAGGTCGGAATATCAAAGATGCTTGTGCAGAGACAGGTGTTCATTACAACACTGGTACGCGCTGGATTAAAAGGGCGAGGGCTTTAGAAGCAGCCCGTAAAGAAGCCGACCATAAGGTGTCTTCAGGTGCAGGATCTGGTGGTCGCCAATCTGTTGCACACCACAACTTCATGGATGCCATTGACTTGCCATCTGCGATACCTCACGACATGCTTTCTGAGGAGGCGTTGAGGGGGCTTGAGGATTTTGACTTTTTCCGTACTTACTACCTTGGCCGTGTTCCGTCTCCGTGGCAGGTCGAAGCAGCTTTGACACTTGTTGAGTTGTTGGAGTCTGAAGAAAAAGAATTTGTTGTTTTGAATGTCCCCCCTGGTGCGGGTAAGTCAACTTTGTTTCACGACGTGGCGGTGTGGGCAATTGTCCGTAACCGCCGTATCCGTGTGATGATCGGGTCGGTGTCTCAGAACATGGCGAAGATGTATTCTCGCCGTATCCGTGAAACGCTTGAGCGTGTGATGCCTATTGAACCTGACCCGATGATGGTCGAGAAGGGGTTGGCTGTCAACGCTGTCGGGTGTTTAACGATTGATTATGGAAGGTTTAAACCAGTTGATAAAGGTGCGCTATGGAGAGCAGAAGAATTTGTCGTTGAACAACTGGACGGGAACGGGCTTGACAATAAGGAGCCAACCGTTCGTGCCTATGGCATTGAAACAGAGTTCATTGGTCACCGTGCGGACTTGTGCCTTTTTGACGACGTGGCATCCCCAGATAATGCCCGTGAGTCGGTTGCCAGAGATAAGTTGCTGGAACGGTGGGATGGTGTCGCAGAGGCTCGGTGCGACCCAGGTGGATTATTGGCTGTCGTTGGGCAGCGTCTTGGATCAGGAGATTTGTACGCGCATTGTTTGGCGAAAGAAACTTACGACATTGATGACGACATTAACTATGACGGTTCGGATGTGGAAACCCCTGAGGATGTTGAGAATGGTCAACCGATCAGGCAGAAGAAGTACCGCCATATCATCTACAAAGCGTATTACGAAGAACTAGATACGGGTAAAGAGTCCAGATCTTTCAAATCAAAGCCGTACCCTGAAGGCCCACTGCTTGACCCGAAGCGTTTGCCGTGGAAAGACCTTTCGTTTATTCGTTACAACAAACCTGATGTTTTCAATGTTGTGTATCAGCAGGAAGATTTGGATATTGACTCTCGACTTGTTGATCGCACTTGGCTTACCGGTGGTGTTGGTAACGACGGGGTGATGTATAACGGTTGCATTGATAATGAACGCCTACCTGGGTACATACCTAACGGATTATCGCACCCACTGGTATCTATTGTCGCCGTTGACCCATCCCCCACAATGTTTTGGGCGTTCGTTTGGATCATTTACCAGCCTGATTTGAACCTGTACCACGTCGTTGACTTGGAACGCATCAAATTAACCGCTGAAGAAGTGCTTGGCTACGACACAATGACCGGCACATACTCAGGAATGATGGAAGAATGGCAGGAACGCTCGGTTGAATACGGTTATCCCATCTCACATTGGGTTGTCGAGATCAACGCAGCGCAAAGATTTCTTCTTGCCCACGACTTTGTACGCAAATGGCAGTCAATGTGGCGGGTAAACATTATTCAGCACACCACTTCCCGTAACAAATTGGACGAAGCCCTCGGTGTTGAGGCGTTATTACCCCCTGTTGTCCGATCTGGTGCGATTCGGTTCCCCACTATGCGTGGAAACTGGAAAACTCTTGCAGCTGTTGACGAGTTAACGAAGTGGAGTAGGGATAAAAAGAACGGAACCGACATTGTGATGGCGTTATGGATGGCAATTTTGAACCTGCCGAACCTGACCCAAGTAAAGAAGCCTCCTCGACAGTGGCGACCGTCATGGATGATAGGTGACTAGTGTGATACCTTTACATCCGTTGAATCTAGTAAAGGTCGCGCATGAAATCAGTTGAGGAAATTGTTGATCTTTATCGTGAGCGTCATCAAAACCTTGGGCCGATCCTCCAGCAGATGCGTGAGGTGCGCCGACTCGCTAACGGTGAAGTAGTTGTACCCCTGTCCGAGTTGGATCGTACATCTCGTTCATCTGTAGCGAACCTGTTTGTTCAGGGTCTTGACCAAATGGCTATGCGTGTCACCTCGACATCCCCTTCTCCGTATTTCCCTGCCCTGCGTGAAGGACAAGATCGCTCCATGCAACTTGCCCGTGACCGCAAGCGAGCCATGCTGTCCATGTGGGACCAAAACCGCATGAACCAAAAGGATCGCCGACGTGCGCGTAACTTCTTCGCCTACGCCTCAGCCCCCGTTTTCCTCAAGCCAAACCTTGATAAGCGTCTTGTCGAATGGCATCTTCGTAACCCCCTTGATACCTTCGCTGCCCCTATCACGGACGAATCAAACCCTGTCCCTGAGAATGTCATCTTCTCCTACAGCCGTCCGTATGCATGGGTTATGCGTAACTACGGCCCATTGCTGAACGGTGTTCTTCGTGTTGGCAACCCCAACCCTGACGATCTGTTCACCATCCTTGAATATGTATGCGAAAACGAAATCGTTGTGTTGGTGCTGGGATCAGAAAAAGATCGTGACCCAATCACCGGTGGTGCCTACATGGGTCGTGCAGCGGTAGAACTGTCTCGTATATCCAACCGTGCTGGTATGCCATTGGTTGTCAACCCCCAGCGTATTACGCTTGACAAGCCCCGTGGACAGTTTGATGGTCTGCTTGGAATGTATTACACCCGCGCTCGACTTCAGGCTCTCACCGAAATCGCTATTGAGCGTGGCATTTTCCCCGATGAATACCTTGTTTCCCGCCCAGGTGAGAACGCTGAAATCATCCAGATCGCTGACGGCAAGACAGGGCAGTTAGGTGTTGTCAAGGGTGGCGACATCCAAGTACAACAGTTAAACCCTGGCTACAAAACAGATACAGCCTTGGATCGACTTGAACGCCAAGAGCGTTTAGAGGGTGCTATCCCTGCCGAGTTCGGTGGAGAATCAGGCACCAACATCCGTACCGGTCGCCGAGGCGAATCCATTCTTTCAGCCACCGTTGACTTCCGAGTCCAAGAAGCACAAGACACATTCGCAGCTGCCCGTGTTGAAGAAGACAAAATCGCTATTGCCCTTGAAAAAGCATATTGGGGTAACACCTCCAAGTCTTTCTTCATGCCAGGCAGCTCAGGCGGTATGAAGGATTACACCCCGAACAAACTGTGGGAAACAGACTTCCACTATGTCTCATACTCAGCTGCAGGTTCCGACGTGAACAACCTTGTTATCGGCTTGGGTCAGCGTCTCGGTGCAGGACTTATTTCTAAAGAATCAGCCCGTGAAGCAGACCCGTTGGTTGCAGATCCTGAGTTGGAAAAGGATCGCATCGTTGCCGAAGCAATCGAGTCGGCATTGCTGTCCTCCATCCAGTCACAAGCTGCAGATCCGAACGGCCCATACCAGCCTGACGACCTCGCCTTTATCGCTGATCGTGTTCTTCAAAACAAGATGTCGTTGCCTGAAGCAATTCAAGCAGCACAAAAGCGCGCACAGGAACGGCAGGCAACACCTGTCCCTACTGGCGCACCTGAAGCACAGCCAGGTTTGTCTATGCCAGGCATGGGTATGGAACAGCCACCGTCTGCTCCGCAACCTGGCGGTATTGAAGGATTACTCGCACAACTTGGCGGAGGAGGTGGAGGACTTCCATCACCGGCTGGACCGATGAGTTCACCTTTACCTCCAATGCCACCAATGGGAGCAGGGGCTTAAATGGCAAAGCAATATCCAAACCGATCCGATCTTCGTAACGCCGGTGGCAAAGTAGCCAAGCAGACAGCGACAGGTCAAACCTATGGCGAAGCAAAAAAGCAGATGGATGCACAGTCGGCAGTGCCAATGGCTGCAGCTCCTACCGATGCCCCGCCACAAATTCTTCCTGGTCAGTTAGGTGCGTTTAACCGCCCAACAGAACGACCTGATGAGCCTGTTACCGCTGGTGCATCTTTCGGTGCTGGACCTACTCCACGCACACAGTTCGCTGTCCCTACAAGCGATCCTGTTTTGACAGAGTTACGCGCTTTGTATTCTGCTTATCCTTCTACAGAACTTGCGGATATGCTTGACTCGTATGTTCGTGAGGGGTATTAATGCCGATTTTTGAAGGCGACCCAGTCACACAAGACGCACGATACAAAGCGTATTACGACCAACAAAAAGCAGAACAAACAGCAAAAGAAACTGCGACCCCCGACGTTGCTACTCGTGCTTCACAGATCTATAAAGATGCTCCGTATATCCCTGCCTCTGTCATTATCTCTATGGCTAAAGCAGGCACATCACCTGAAGCAGTTGCTGCAATTAAAAAGTCTGCGGCACAACAAACAGCAGGACAACTAGACCCAGCCAAGCCAAAGAAAAAAGGCTGGTTCCAAGAAGTTATTCACGACAATATAAAAGCAGCTTCTCGATGGAGTTTTGCTGGATTGTCGCTTATTCCTGATCTGGTTCAAAACGTCGCTTCTCAAGCATTTTCTGGTAACGACCCAGCAGGGTTTGATGGTTGGTTTAAGTCCACCCAGTTAGGCACATTGATGTCTAATACTCAAGAAGCCGGTGAAGGTTATTTCCTCAGCCAAAAGGCAATGGAAACACAGGCTGAGCGCGCACGTCGTGTCCGTGGAACAATCAATGGCAGTGCTTGGACTATTGGCCGTGGGTCTGCTGAACTTGCTTTTACACCTGGTTCTAAACCGTATTCAATTTTGTCGGGATTTGTTGACGCTGCCGTACAGATCGGTACAGATCCAACGATGTACGCAGGTAAAGCGGTTAAAACAGCAAGGCTTGCTAAGGCAACATTGCCAGGCATATCTGCGGTTGATGAAATTGAAAGTGCCGCAAAACTGGCTAAAGGTGCCGCAGGTTTAGGATCAGCAGACAGCGCAGCCTTTGAAGCATCAAAGTTTGGTCAATGGGTTTTGTCTGACAACCGAGCGAAGCGTTTGGTTGCCCGTGTTGTCGAGGTTGCAAGCGATACCACAAAAACTATTGATGAAAAAACTTTGTTTATGTTGGAAAACATTGACGGTTTAGACACGGTTACTGCCAAAGCATTTGCTGAGGCTGATGACGAAGCAAAAGTTCTTGGTCTTCTTGGTACAGCCTCTGCTCGTTTAGCAACAAACCCTGCCGACGTTCTTCTCCCGACAGACATCAGAGATATCCGTCTTGCCAGATTTGGTGCGATGATCGGCGATGAAGTAAAGGAAAGAATCCCTTTGTGGCGTTCATTTAGAAACGGCCGTTGGTTTGAAACAATGCCTAAAGGATCTGTCATCATTAACGGAACTGGTGCAGATAAAAAAGCAGCAGTTATTTCTTACGCCCGTTATTTGCGTGGAGCAGGTCTTGGTGACGATTCGCAAGAGTTCAAGACAGTTATGGCAAAGGTGATTGAAGCCTATTCAAGCACTGATCCATCGACTGCCCGTGCTTCAGCAAAAGAAGCCTACGACCTAGTTATTGAAACCGTATTCACAACTATTGGTGGCAAATCACCTGGCGCAACACAGTTCGCTCAAGAAGTTATTGGCGCAGCCAAGAGCGCAAAAGCCCGTGTATTCCAAATTGACGAATACGGAAATGCCGATGACGGCGGAGCATTGCAGATCCTAAGGACTCTTTTGCCTGCGAATGTATTTGATGACATTCCTCTCAACATCCAAGACAAGGTTGTTATTAACGGCCCAGGTTCTTTGACTGAACTTGCAGACGACGTGGAATACCTCCCCGACTTCCGCCGTGTACGAGCATTAGCAGGGAACCCATTCTTTACCCGCAACACAGCAGGTAAGCAAAGAGCAGGAACAATCGCTGCCGAGTTTGTACAGCAAGAGATTTGGAAACCATTGGCTCTCGCCACCGGTGGATATGTGATGCGTAACATGATTGACGCACAAACCCGTATTGCCATGTCAGGAATGTCGGGTATGTTCAGTCACCCGCAAGATTTCATTCTGTGGGTTCTCCGCAAAAAAGGAAACTTTGACATCACCGGTGAAGACTTCGGTGGTATTGCGGGCAACTGGAATAAAGAACAAGACGAGTTTTGGAAAGCACTCACCTTTGATGTTCACAAGAACCTTGAGAACCCTTGGGGTGTAGAAGAAGCACTGTTCCGTAACGGCAACTTCTCCATTGTTGACCGAGGAGACGACGCAATCGCTCATGTCACTGGTTATGTTGACAACCTTGCATTGATCCACGCCGACCCTGTTTTGGTGCAGATCGCACAACTAGGTTTAGAAAATCTCACCCAGCCTCAGCGCACACAGCGCATTGTTGATTGGCTATACAAGCCTGAGAACAAAGAACTTCTTGGTCAGTTGCGTAATTACTTTGCTGAAGGAATTAAATATGTTGACCCGACAACCGGTCAAGCAGGTCGAATCCGTATTGACCCAGCAGACCTTGACGATGCAGTCAACACTTGGGTTGATCGACTTTCAGAGTTCAAAGTAGGAACCGTTGTTAAAGACAACGAGGATCTTCGTGTGGTGGCCGCCTATAACAAAGTCCCTTTAACTGTTGAATCGGCACCAGGCAAATTTGTCGCTGTTGCCACACAAAATGTTGATGTCAACTCTATTAATCCAGCAGACATCCTTTCAGGTAACGGTGGTATCGGATCTGTTGTTCGTCTTGCAAGCGGCGAAGAAGGCGTTATTGTCCGTCAAGTAACAACGTCGGCTGGTGTAGATGAATTTGTTATTCAGCCTGTTTATGCAGGTCCTGCATTTACAAAAGATGGTTTAGGTACACAGAACCTTCGCAATCTTCTTGACACTCTTGGTGGAGATCAGAAACTTGCCCCTAAAGTTAAAATTGCTCAGCGCGGTCGTGGCGACTCATCTGATCTTGGTAAAAAGTTTTTACAAGTCAAAGACAGTGCGGTTGACTTCTTCTTCGTGAACCTTTACGGAAAGGCAACCCAAGCACTTGAAAAGTCTCCGGTGTTCCGCCAGTATTACTATCGAGAAGTTTTTCAGAACGCAGACCTTTTAGATCCTGCCGAGGCAGCTGCTTTGTTGCAACGGGCTAAACAATCTGCATCTACTGCAAATATGAGCCTGAGCCGATACTTGGGTGGCAAAGATGTTGTTAGCAAACTTGAAGAAGTTGCTGCGATGACAGGCTCTAAAGCCACTGGAACTGTTGATCAGTTGGATGACTACGCTAAAGCGGTTGCTTTACGCAACACAAAAGAACTTTTGTACAACGCCACAGAGCGTTCCAACCTTGAAGATGTTCTTCGTATTGTTGTACCTTTTGGTTCAGCATGGAAAGAAGTTCTCGGAACCTACGCAAAAAGCATTGTTGAAGATCCGACCCGCATCCGCAAAGCACAAGTTATTTTTGACGGGGCAAGAAAATTTGACCCCGACAACAACGGTGAAGGTTTCTTCTACAAAGATGCAACAACCGGTGAGTACTCTTTCAACTTCCCAATGTCAGGTCAGTTATCAAAACTTTTGACAGGCGTTGAAGCACCGATGCAGGCACCTGTAAAGCGCATCTCAATTGGTCTTGGCGTTGTCCCGTCTATCGGGCCGATGGCTCAAATCGCTGCTTCTAAGATCATCCCTGATACCCCAGCGACCGATTCAATTGTTAAGTTTCTTTTGCCTTATGGCAGAAAAGAAGGACTGTCTATTACCCCGTTGTGGATTCAGCGTTTCAACCAAGCATGGGAAGGTGATACGCAGAAACTTGAAACGGTGTACGGCAACACCTATATCGAGACACTTCGTGCGTTGTCGGCATCTGGCGAGTATGACCTTGCTGATCCGAACGAACAAGAAAAACTTTATGCTGATGCAAGAGGTAAAGCCCGTGCGTTGACAGCACTTCGTGCATTGGGTCAGTTCTTTGGTCCAACGTCGCCAGCACCTGAGTTCAAAATTGAAACCATTAGCGGTGACTTCTATGGCACCCAGTTGGTGAAAGAGTTCCAAAAGCTGCAAGATCCCAATTCAATAGGGGCTGATGGTGCAGCAGGTAACTACGACACAGCGGTAAGCCGGTTCTTGGACATCTACGGCAACGATGCTTTGTTGTACATTTCAAACAAGACAGAATCAATCGCTGGTGGTCTGGAAGCAACCGATGAGTTCGGTGACTGGGAACGCAGTGAAGGTAAAGGCTTGATTAGTCAATACCCTGATGTGGCTGGTTTCATGGCACCAGGTGGTGACGACTTCTCATTTGAGGTCTGGTCACGCCAGTTGTCAAAGGGTCGCCGTCGCCGTCTGACAGATCGTGAGATTGTCGAGTTGGCCCAGTACAAAGCTGCTTCTGCCCAGTACCGTGAGTTGCGTGACAAGTTGCCACCACGCCCTACTGCGGATCAGAAGCGTTGGCTTCGCCAGTGGCGTGTCAAGTTAAACAAGGAATACCCTGGCTTCCCTGTGGTCGCCGAGTTCAACCCTGGTGAGTTCCCTAAGAAGTTGGAGCAGTTAGATCGTCTTGTCAAGGATGACCGTTTGATTGGTAACGACGTGGCTGATGCGACTCGTCAGTATTTGACAGCCCGTGATGCAGCCGTTGAGCGTTATGTTCAAGCCGGTGGTGCAGCAGGTGGGTTCTCGACTGCTACTGCTGCGGCACCTTTGCGTGACTGGCTCGCCGGTATTGGCAAGGCGTTGAA